CCAGTTGCGCGCGGGAAAGACCGGATGGCTTCACGGCAATTTCTCCTCGTCAGGGTTGCCCTCGAACGCGGGGCAAATTCTGTCCCCATCCTCGCGCTCAATGATCAGTTCCAGGATCTGATTGCCGAGCGAATCGATCAGGGAACAAATATGTCTGTCGTCGTCGTAAATCGAGAGCGGTTTGACGCCGGGCGTATCGCACTCGCCCTTTATGATTGCGTTGAACAGATCGACAATTGTTTGAGCGTTGTCGCGGGACTGAATAGTTAGTTTCATTGGTTACTAGGTTTTCAACGGGCGGTGAAAGGGTCGGTTTGGGTGGCAACTGTAAAGGATTCCCCCCTGACGGTTCGATTCTCTAGCTCGCGCATGACGCGTCGGGCGTAGGTGCGCGTGGAGGATTTCTTATGGCCTACCGGCCCACCCTGCCAGATGCGCGCGAGCGATTCGTCGCTGAGGTTGCGTCCGTAATGGCTTAGATAGGCGTTGGCAATGAACGTCGAAACCGCGCGATTGGTTACCTGAGCGTGCGCGTAATGCGTACCCATGATGCGGTTTACGTCGCGGACCAAGATCGGTTTGATTTGCAACGCGCCAAGTTCGCCGTGACGGCCACGGGCGAGGTCATTGCCGCCTGACTCAATCTGAATCAGGGCGGAGAGGAGGAGTGGATGCATGATTGGATACGCGCGTGGGAGTTTTACTCAATTACCTTTCGCTTTGGCAATGATTGCGCGCGCGGAAATGACTTCCTTGTCGTTCTCAGCGTTCCAACACGGCGCATAATCGGATTCAACAAGCTCCACATAGGCTTTTGTCATGGCTTCAAGCGCGGCCAGTAGCTCAGGCGCGGCGGCGATTAGGCGCGCGTTGGCAAGTTTCTCAGCCTCGGGGAGTTCAATGTTCGACCAGTGATTTTTTGGACAACAAACCAGGACGGTATCGCCAACATAAATGTTGGTGTCATGCCGACCCCACGGACCAGGGGTGAATTGGGATTTCATAGGGTTTTCAGGCGTTGACAGTGTATTCCGAAGCGAAACGAAGGCCTTCCGCGCGGCCTGATTCGCCGCCGCCCAGGACGATTGACTCGCACGCGGAGTCGCTTAGCTGGCGTGAAAAGGCGTTCCAGTGATTCCGCGCGTCGCAGTGTGGGATTCCGCAGTCACGATGGAGAACATGCGCGAAGGCGGAATAGAAGTCGTCGCGGACCTCGTTGACCTGCTCGTCCATGCCGATTTCGCGCATCAAGTCCGCCTCCAGGCGCGTCAGGCGCATGCGTGGGAGAATGCGTTCCACGACAAAAACCTGCGCGTCGGCCCAGAGTTCCGGTCCGGCATTGGTGCGGACGTAAAGGGAGCCGTCGTCGAACAGGTAGAACCGGGTAGCGTCGGGGCGAGGGTCGTCCTGAAATGCTTCGCGCAGATTGTCCGCGAACGGCTCGAAAGAGGTTTCGACCAGTTGTTGCTCCTCATCCGTCAGGCGCGCGTCCATGGAATAGTTATGGTGCAGGTACGCGCGGACCGATTGCGGAAGGTCATGCGCGTCGAATGCGCGGATTGCAGGATCGAAGAATTGGATTTCGTGGATGACTTGGTGAATGGTTTTCATGCTTTTGATTGGATTGATTGCGGATAGGTGGTCTACCCTTTCGCGTCACCGCCAGGAGCGATGGCGCGCGTAGGATAGGTCAGGCCAGGTTGAATTGCGCGCGGAAGTCTGCGTAGTCGTAACACAAGTCCGTGGAGAATCGGTAGACGCCAATGTCTTCCGCGCCGTCCGGTCTGCGGACCGTGACAAATTGCCAACGCTCATTGGCCAGAACGAAAGGATCCTCAAAGGCGCGCATGCGTAGGAATTCGACGAGTTTCATGGATTGAATGGGTGCGGAGTTCTAGGTCTAGAAAGTGCAGCAACCGCAGCATGGCGCGTCCTCACAACGGCCGCGCGCATTGCGTGTGCCGGACCAGCCGGACGAGGTTTTGACGCACACAAGTCCGGAGTTCTCAGGCATTTGGCCGGTGCATGCGTCGCAGTCAATGCGCCACACACGGCCGCGTTTCGTGACGGTGCCAAGGCCGCTTGGGACGTATTCGTGACATTGGACGCATTGTCCGGGGTATCGGTTGGTCATGGATTTGATGGATTGAGTTTTTGATTGATGGATTGAAAGCACGTCAAAGGCTACGGTTGCCCATAGCCTTTCGCGGACCGTCAATTTACCGCCGTGATTTTCTCCACGCGCTTTGCACCAGTGCCATGCGGTTTAAATCCGACGATAAAACCCCGGTTGCCCTTGGCGCATAGACGGCACTTGTCGCATGACAGGCTGTCAACGCGCTGCGCAGGACAAATCACCACACGGTTGCCCTCCGGTGTCGTGAATCGGTCCGGACTGTCCTGCGGCACGACGGCCGCAACCGGAAGGCCTGTCTTGGCCAGTCTGTCGGCATGCGACACCGAATTGGCGGACAGGTTGACAACAAAACCGCGCTTGTTCGCGGACCGAATTGCGGACAGGTTTCCAAGCGAAAGCGGTTTATGGGTATATGTAAAACCGCGCTTGCCAGCGTTGGCGTCCACTAGTTCTCGCAAGGCCTTGGCGTCAACCTTGTCCCCGACACCGGGCAAATCTCCGGCCTGATTATGCCGCCACAATTGCCCGGCCGGAAAAGTGCGGACCTTAGCAAGGAAAGCGGACCAATCAAAACCGCGCTGTCCGCTTGTAACTTTTGACCAGTGAAGCTTCAAAGGTCCGCTGTCCGCATAGCAACCGTTCGCTTTGAACGGGCAAGCGTCGGAACAAGTGCAAGCGGACGAAGTGGACACCGGAATAGGGCCGGTTTTCGCGTTGGAAGAGACTAAGGTTAGGTGGACTTTCATTGGATTTGATTGGCTGAGGTTCAAAATTGGGAACGGAAGAAAACGAAGTAAAAGGCAAGGGCGGTTGCGGTGTAGATGGCGGTTTGGATGAGGAGGGGGAGGAGTTTTCGTTTCATGGGATTAGGCGGTGACGGATTCGACAAGGCGGAGAACCCAATTCTCGGGTTCGTCAGACTTCGATGGACGATCGCCGAAGATGGTGATGACGCCGTCGATGCTCCTGTCCCAATCGACGTCCCACTGATTCGATTGGAGCCAACGGGCGGCTGCTTCGACGTCGGAGACTTCGACGGTGGGGCATGACGCTGTGGCAATGGATTCGTCGATGGCGGTGAGGATTCGGAGGGATTCGGTTTGCATGGGATTTACAGGGTTTGGATTGCAGTCTAAATCAAAGGGCAGCGTTCCAAATTGCAAGGCAGTCACGCTCAAGTTCCCTGCTGCCATCGTCGCCGATATGGCCACCAAAAAAGCAGCAAAGGTAATCCACGGACCAGCAACCGTCACGCTCGCCGTCTTGTTCGGCGCATTGGGCGACATTCAAGACTCCCCACGAGTCTCGAACTTGGGGGTGGGCCGACAGATACGGGGCGATCGATTCAAACCGCGCATCGTCGCGTTGGATGTTGAACTTTCCGCCGTTTTTGTTCGCTTGCTTCATAAAATTTCAACCGTGGATGCCAAGGTACAGCGGCCCGTTGTATGGCGTCAACAAAGTTTTTCAAACTTTTTTTTGGAACCTGGTTGAAGCCCATGGGGTGGGGGAAACTGGCGGAAAACTGGCGTTGCGCGGATTAGCGCAACCGCCAATCTTGGCGGCATGACCAAGGTGCAATGGGAAAGAGCGAAAGCGGAATACCTGACGGGAAAAGGATGGAAAGCGATTGCCGACGATTTAAACGTGCCGATGGATACTCTAAGGAGTCGTGCCTGTCGTGAAGGCCTGACAAAGGTGAAGGCGCAAATGCAAACGGTTTGCAAAGAAAAGAAAACCGAAAGCCTAGAAAGCCTGTCGGCGCTTGTAAGGTCAAAGCTTGCTCAGGACGCTGCGTCTACGCTTGAACGCATCGATTCCTACGCATTGGACGGCATCAAGGACGAGTCAACACGGGAGCAAATCCTAGGCAGTGTGGCGAAAAGGTCTGCGCTTGTGTTTGGCTGGTCTGAACAAGGGGAAACGGCGTCGGTGTCGATTAATTTACTCGGATCGATGCCTGACAGGGTAGCTGAGATTCAAGTCACGGGGGAAACTGGGAAAGAGTGAATATAACACACACTGTGCATCGTTGGCGTTCTAATGGACTAGATAAGATTAGCTAATGATAGTGAGCCGGTAGGAAAAGGATTGTTTTTGGCTGGAGAAAAGACGATGGCGGAGCCGACCGGCCGCCCCCCTTTCGGGGTGGGCTTCGTTTACGATACCCCCCTCAAAAATTTTCCGCCTTTTTGACCATGCTAAATAAAATTGAAATTGGTCAAACTATTACTCTCACCTACTGCGAGCAGAAGCTGGCCCACTTCGTCGCCAAGCATCGCAACGGAAACAATCGCTATTTCAATGTGGCGAATCTCAAAATCAGCGCGCAATCGCCTCTGACCGTGGATTTGGAGGGAATAGCTGGGGAGATTGCTTTCTGCCGCCTGTTCAATGTGTATCCCGATTTGGACACCGACCGCCCACCCCCGCATCCGTTCTACGACGTGACAATCCCGCCGCCGCCGGGATATCGCATCGATGTCAAAACGACCAAGTACGACAATGGAAAGCTGCTGGTGGACGCGCGGAAGGACAGCGTGAAAACCAGCGCAATCGACTTTTACGCTCTGATGACCGGATCATTCCCAGGTCCGTACACTTATCGGGGTATGATAGCGCGAGAGACGATTATCACGCCCAAGCGAATCGAGACGATCAAGGGTTATCGCTCATACGTCGCCATCCAATCGGAGCTAGTGGCCAACCCTATGGACGCCACATTTTAATTGACGCGATAAGCGTTTCTGTCGCTCCATCCCGCGTAACGACCTTAAGCAGGGCCACGGATTGGTCATCCGTGGCAACCGTCTAAGCGGCAATGACACTCCGCATGCAGAAGCAGGTTGGACAATCAGCCACCGTGTGGTGGATGGATGGCCAGCCATAACTCAGATAACGTCGGTTTAATTTTTTAGTTTATGTCTTGTCCCAATGTCTTCAACGCCTTTGCGGTGGCTACCGAGTCGCTCGCTCAGGACGTTTACAAGCGCGCCTCGTACCGCTCGATGTGGCTCAACATGATCGAGCGCGGCGAGTATCCCCAGGGTACGGGTCTGACCCAGACCTCGTTCACCACCACCTCTATCGAGCCGACTGCGGCTGAAGAGTGGTCGGCCATCACGCTCGCCAGCGGTGAAAACGGTGGCGCTTGCGATGTCACCTACAACGATGTTCCGGTCGGCTACAATGCCGTTACCTGGAGTCCTGAGCGTTTCGCGCTCAAAGGTCCGCTCCTGTGTAAGGATGATCTGACCTTCGATCATCGCGTCGAGGCGTTCTTGCGCGTGTATCTGGAGAAGCTCTCGATCCGCGCTCAGCGCACTTGGGAGACTCGCTATCAGAACACCTTCGCCAAGTTCGCCATCAAGGCGATTGCCGATTCGAGCTTCACTCAGACCGAGACGATTCCGTCTGGCGTGAATGAGTTCCCCTGGATTCAGGCCGGTTCCGCCGGTCAGGCTCTGAATCAGTCCACCTCCGAGCTGACTCAGGAGATG